TGAATCTCGGAAGTTTTCACTAAGACCCAGAATCCCTGTTCGTTAAGTTGAGGAGTTACCTCACCCGAACAGTATTCTGTTGCAGTCTTAAGGAAAGCTTTAAGGATCGCGGATTCTGCAAGTGTAATACTTACAGAAGACCGTGCTGAGAAAACACCTTTAGAAACATGGTATTTTGATAGTCCCGCTTCAAACAAGAAGTCGGAGCTAATCTCTGGATCCCAGTAATTCATCATGAATTCTGTGGACCGGTCAATCATTTGATTGAGTACCAGTACTAAAGGATGGTTTCAATTCAACACCGTTGAAAGAGTTTCTTTTAGAAAACTCACTTGTCGCTTGGTCAGCGCAAGCCTCTGTAATACGATCCTGAACAATCTTATTTAGTCTAGCATTGACTACATAAGCATCTTTCTGGAACGAATACAGGTCCTTTTCAACTAGATATTTCTTCGATTCAATATATATCAATTCAATGATATCTATCGGTGTTTTTAACACACGTTCGAAGAGGTCAAGGCCGAAATGTTTAAGTAAGCTATCACGCAAACCTAAATATCCCGTCTTGTTCTTACCTTTTAAAGTAAGAATCCAGTTGAACACCTCATAAAGTTTACACATACGATTTGTTTTCTCAAAGATAAACTTATCACCGTGTATCACTTTGTGTAGTGCAAGGATTAGACTCGGGTGCTGTTCTATAGGTAGAATTCATCCATGAGTTGATTGGTTCGCTAGGAAATTATGCAGAAGTGGATAACTACGCCACACTGACATAAGTCCTGGAATACTGAAGCCAGTTATTTCCTCTCGGTTATGAAACCATCTCTTTGCAAATTCAAATGTAGTTTTACTTACATGAGTCTTTGCCTCAGAGAAGGGCATATCCAAGACGATTAACATGTCTTTGTATTCCTTCGCGACACGATCATCTGCTATCACAAGATCATCACCAAGTAAGCAGTAGTTCTCGAATCGAGGTCTGGTACGAGTACCAGATAAGCCCGATCGTTGAGCCGCCACTTGCACAATGATGTGATGTGTTAGTGCCATTACAGGCCATGATGAGTATGCTCCCATAGGTTGACCAGTCCCATATACCACACCCTTAGGAAAGGATTTGTTCGTAAATGGGAGATCGACAAGAATAGATTTCCAGGCACTCATTTTCTCAGCAGATCCGTAAAGATATTCTACCAATCGACCTTGTAAGGCGATAGGCATTCTATCTGTTGCGGCTGTAAGATCAATAGAGTGATAGGAATTATTTCTCAAGCGAATCTCGGCAAGATGTTGGGTGAATCGGTTTTGATCAAAAGTACAATCCATCTTAATCCGCTTCAGAATCGAATTAATTCGACGATGAAGAGGCCTTAAGGCGGACTGTGACCAGTAATCAAAGATCCCGATCACCCTTGTCTTACCTTCCTTATCACCAAAGAAAGACAGTTTCCTTAGAGAACCAGTTTTGCAAGGAAAGAGATAATTCCATCAATGAGCCACAGAGAAGAAGAAAGGCTTCCCTTTTAATAAAAGGGGCCTAACATACTCAAGTATGTCAAGTCCTTCTGTTAATTCCTTTATCATGATACCCAGCTTACTTCCTCCTAATAAAATAATTTCATTTATTAGTTTAGAGGGAAGTAAGGTAAGTTCAGATAAAGATAACAAAATCGATTGACCTTGAGGTCCTCTCTTGGTGCTCATATGAGGAAAATCTCAATCCGATACACCGGGATAAATGTTAAGCGATCTACATGCGAGAGTGAACTCCCTCTCGGATATAGGGTCTTTTCCTTGCCAGGAATCGACTATCGTTTTAACATCCATCACAGGTTTTAAAGTCACGGCCCTCGTTAACGAAAGAACTGTTAACAAGGCCTTAAGGCTTTCACTATCTGCTAGTTGGTTGAACATCACCGGGGTTAACCATTTAGGTAAACCTTCGGGGTTCAATTCAACACCGGGGCATTCTTTTAAAGGTGACCCAGATATGTATCTCATTACACAATTTCTTGATGCTTTCACATAAGAAAGAGTGAATTCGATACCTCGGGTCTCCATTAAGAGAAGCAAATGGTCTCTGAACTGTCTCAATTTGGGACCAAGATCTTCTGGCACATTCACCATATACATGGATAAGATTACTTGTGTTAAAGAACACAGTCGTCTTATCAGCGACTTTTGTCGTTGCATGTATTTTGTGTTTGTAGCTTTTAGATTTTAGTTAAAAGGTACCACCAGCGATCCAATCCCTCCTAATAGGTGTGGGGGGCTAGCCCTCCTATTAGTGGAGCAACAACGTTCCAAAGGTGATTGTCCA